GAAGCCCATATGACTTAAGTTTAGAAAGGAGGTACAAGGAATGACATTGAAAGACCTGAGATCTCTGAGTGTTATACTCACTGATCAATTAGCCGAGGCTAAAGCTCTGATGTGTTTAAAATCAGAATTTGGTAGGTTGCCTAATAGCTTCTTTAAGGATGAATCTATCAGACAGATTGATGAATGGTTTAAACCCGATGGTCGAATGCCACGAGTCCAAGATGCTGAGGGTCAACACCTTCATGAATCCTATGAAGAGGAATCTGGGTTAGACAACTTATCCAGACCAGTAGAAGATACTGCTCTTGGTTCCATGGCTTCAGATACTGAAGACTCTGACTACGTTCCCTTCTAACTAACTTAAGCCCCAGTCCGTCATGGTGACGGCTATGGGCCAACTCTTTCTTCTGGCAAACCCTCGTTTGTCAAGCTACTTGGCAATCTCTTATTGAAAAGGAGATCACCCTATGTTGAAATATCAACGTAGCTCGGACATCCGAAGGCGATTTATTGCTTATGGTCTTCCGGCTCAGCCCGCTAGAGAATTTGAAGCGGAAATACTGAAATGGGAGGTCAACTCAGGACCAGTGTGGACTGTTAATCGTTTAAAGTCGCTTAAACAGGACATAATACGATTACAAGCCGGAATGGAGCCGCTGACGTGGGTTCGTAAGAACCGCAACGGTGGTTGGTTTGGCGTGTTTGGTTATTTAGTACGATATGCTACGCAATCTCTAAGGTGCTTTGAGACCGTGTTGAACTGCATTATGTGTTACAGCAGTTTCATACCCTCAGGCCCAACTGAAGAGCATATTCAGAAACAATTGGCTGCTATAGAGAGCCCCAGGGTTTCAATTCCTGGAAGAATCTGTAGTGATGTTGCTCACCACGCACAGAAAATTATTGGAAAATTGGAGTTAGGGCAACCACAACCCCTACTCACCTTCCGTGGTAAAGTGAAGACAAAGGCCCCGATTTTTGGGTCACAATCGGTTAGTCAACACGATAACTTGGAACAGGAATTGGAGTGGATGAAAGATCCATACCATATGTTTTTCCTGAACCGTCACTATCCCGTTTACAGACGGGTTTTGGAAGGTATATCAAATCTTTCTCTATGTGAGCCCTTGCAAGGCTTAAGCGGACAGTCTTATCACCTGTCTGATCACGGTCCTTTTGAGACCGTTCATAGCAAGTTGAGGCCTCCTTTTATGAAGGTTGACGCTGGTTCCATCATTCCATTAACCAAGGATGGTGGCTGGAAAGTACGTTGGATTGCATCACCCTACCGGATACACCAGATGGCTTTGCAACCTCTGGGTCAGGCGCTGTTTTCAGCCTTATCCGATTTACCTTGGGACTGCACATTTGATCAAGAAAAGCCCTATTCAGTTGTACAAGAACACCTCAAAAAGGGTGGGAAGTGTTTTGCTGTAGATCTTTCCGCCGCCACAGATTATTTTCCATTAAGTCTGCAGGTTTCAGTATTACGATCTCTCTTCGGAGATGTCCCTGATATTGAGCTCTTTGAGGAGCTGTCAAGGTCCGATTGGACGAATAAGAAACTGGGACTCAAAGTACAGTGGACTAACGGTCAGCCTATGGGATTATACCCTAGCTTTCCTTCGTTCGCCTTGACACATGGTGTTCTCTTACACCTCCTTTCTGGTGGTATGCCTAATGCGTTTTTCGTATTGGGTGATGATGTTATCATCTTAAATGAACCCCTTTATGGTCGTTATATCGAGACACTAAAACTTCTTGGATGTCCTCATAACCCGGATAAGTCAATCGTCTCTTCCGGACTAACAGAGTTCGCGGGTAAAATTATAACTCCCGAACGAATCGTGTCGGCCTTTAAATGGCGAGACGTGAGTTCCGAAAATTTTATGGACCTCATGAGGACGTTTGGTCAACGATTTGAACCAATGTTGAGAAAGCGCGAACGGCGTGTTTACCACGCATTAAAACGTTTCCTGCAGCCTCATGGCTGTAACCATGGAGACGGGGCAGCGGTGCCCCTCGAAAAGGTTGTTTTCGATACAGAGGTATTTGAATCAGGATTGCCAGAAGCCCGTGGGAGAGTTTGTCATACAAGCTTCTTTCATAGGTTGGCCGAGTTTCTGAAACCCGACCGCCCCGACAGTCTGTTCCATAAAGTCTGTCCTAGCTGGTTCATGAAACAGAGCGATCGCCTCGACGAGAGGACGATTACGGCATTTGAGAAAACCCCATTCGTAAATTTTCCTGGTGACAGGGGAATGCTCGCGGACATACTAGAAGTTAACGATGATTTAATCGTGCTTCCTGCCGTGGGTCCAAAGATTGGGATTGGCCATACCTCCACGCTTGAATTTTATGAGCGTGTGTTAGGATTTTCTGAGTAAGCAAAAGAGCCTGA